ATTAAGGGTTTTTACTAAGAAAATTTAAAGGAAAAAAGAGGATGAAGGTACTTTCGGACAGAAAAGTTCGGTAATGCGACGAGGCGCTAACAATGACAAACAACAAATCAACCTATAAATCTCATTCCCTGTTACCTAAAGATGCACAGCGAATTCTCTCAGAAGCAGCGAAAGCGGCACAAAAATTACATGGACTCGCCAAAGTCCGAGCAATACAGGCGGCGATTGAAAGAGTTAAGAGACAATATCCGCAGCACTTTGGCGCTTAGAGCGGGCGGCGTCGACTTCATCGGCCCGCAGGGCGCACGAGTGGGAGAGAGTCACCAGGCGGCCAGGTACACAGACAACGAAGTTCTGCAGTGCATTGAGCTGAGACTGGAAGGATACTCGCTTGCCGCGATATCAAAAAAAATGGAGATACCGAAGAGAACGATCAGAGATTTTTTTGCGGGTCGAATCAGAAGCAAACATCCGGTTAGATTTATTAAGGCGACATTCCGCTGAAAAATACGGCTAAAACTTCCATAATCGACCTCTGAGAGAGTTTTAAGAGAAGTTAATGTGATTTATCGTACGAGAGAGAAAAATCGATTAGCAAGCTTTTTTGAACGGCTATGCGGGAATATTGAAACGGAATTGAAATGGCTAAAACACCCACGAGATTGAACGGGAAAAATAGTGCGCATTGCTAAACCACCGCCTCCGATAATCGGCTCAATGAGATTACGGAGGTTTTATTATGCCGGGAACCAAATTCGGAACGATTGAAAGACTGACAGCCAGGCAAGCCGCCTTCGTTAGCGAATACCTGAAAAACGGCGGCAATGCGACAGAAGCCTACAAGAAAGCGGGATACGCAAGCAACAAAGATGAGGTAATTTGGGCAAATGCAGCTCGGTTACTCAAGACAGAAAAGGTCGCCCGCGCGATAAGCAAGCGGCAGGCCGAGCGCAACGAACGGATGCAGTTGGAAGAGGACTTCGAGCTCAAAAAAGCGATTGAAATCCTTGAAAAATGCTCTGAGCCTGAGCAGGTTTACAACTTCGATGGCAAGCCTAAGAAGGATAAGAACGGGAACGCGGTCTTTATGTTTGACTCCAAGGGCGCGAATCAGGCGCTCACAACGATCTGCCGACTGCGCGGAAAGTTCAGAGACAAACTGGAAGTCACACAGGATATTTCGGACCGCGCCAACCGGTTGGCACAGATATTGTCGGAAGTGGAAAAAGACCAAAATAGCACCATGGCGGATATTTCCTCCGCCAACGAATCTATATAAATCAAATAGATACATAAGTTATTATGTTTTTGTCCACCAATTTGTCCCACATTCGGAGCAAAGACAGGCGATATTCCGCGGGCAAAATACGCCGCGAGAGCGACATTCCCCGACGCTTCACCGGCACATTCCAGGCGGCGCAGATCGAGTCGCCCCCGCGGAGCGTGAAGCCGGGCCGATTATCTCAGTTTTCGCGCCGCCCGTGGATAGCGTCGCTCCGTTTTTCGAGGCGCCGGTAGAAAGTGAAGGGGCTCCTCAAATCGCGGCGCCTCGGGGTAAAACCCCCAACGCGGCTCCATGGAGGGGCGTTATCAAGGATGAACAGCCAATATCTATAGTTTTACCTCGCGAGGGGTGATTTTATTTTGCCAAGGCGCTCATGTTCCCAAAACAGCTTTCCGATTGACGGTGGTCATATGGACAATGAAAAATTAGTAAATCAGAATTACGAACTCAGCCTGCAGAAGCTTGCGGTTAGGTTCAGTAACGATCCTCTCGCATTCGTGCGCTACGCATTCCCCTGGGGCGTAGGGATCCTCGAAAAGTACGACGGCCCCGACGCGTGGCAGGAAAAAATCCTCAGTGATATTGGAACGAGGTTACGGAACGGTGAGACACGCTATAAAGCGATTCAGATCGCCGTTGCTTCCGGGCACGGCATCGGAAAGACTGCGCTTGTCGCTTGGGTCATCCTATGGTCAATCTGTACCTACCCGGACACGAAAGGCGTTATTACAGCTGAAACCGGAAGACAGCTTTTGACGAAAACGTGGTCTGAGCTTCACAAGTGGCACTCAGTCTGCATATTCAAAGATTGGTTTGAGGTTGCGGCCGAGTCGATTTATTCCCTCCAGAAGGGGCACAAGTACACCTGGAGAATCGACGCTATTCCGTGGAATGAGAGCAATACTGATGCCTTCCAAGGTTTGCACAATCAGGGTAAAAGAATCCTGGTTCTGTTTGACGAAGCGTCCGTTATTGCCGAGAAGATTTACGAGGTGACAAAAGGCGCCCTAACCGACAAGGACACACAAATTATCTGGTGTATCTTCGGGAACCCCACTCGCCCTGAGGGCGCATTCTTTGACGCCTTCCACAAGCAGCGGCACCGCTGGCTGCACTACAACATCGACTCCAGAACGGTCAAGATCACGAACAAAGAACTGCTTCAGCAGTACGTGGACGATTACGGCGAAGATTCCGACTTCGTGAAAGTTCGTGTGCGCGGCGTCTTTCCGTCCACTTCTGCCAAACAGTTCATTACACGAGAGGACGTGGACGCCGCTGTCAACCGTCCGGTAGGCGTTATGAATTACGCGGCTACCGTTGCCGTTTTAGGAGTGGACGTGGCCCGAGAAGGGGACGATAGGTCAGTAATCGCGACTAAGGTTGGCCGCGACTGCACAATGCCTCTGAAAATTTTCCGTGGGCTTACAGGACCGCAATTGGGTGAGCAGGTCATTCTTTATGCCAGAGAGCTGCAGAAACTTGGAATCCCGAAAATCTATATCAACATCGACTACACGGGCGTGGGAGCTTCGCCCTACGACTACATGGTCGATAAGGTCCCGCACGTCCATAAGGTCATCGCCGCTAACCGCTCCAGCAATACCGAGCGATGGGCTAATAAGCGGGCGGAAATGTGGGATCGGATGAGAGACTTTATCCGTGACAACGGCTGTCTGCCTAATAGCCCTGAGCTTGCGGATGATCTCTGTATCCCTGAAAAACTGCTGGATCGCAAGGGGCGCCTCCTGTTGGAGAGTAAAGATTCTATGAAAAAGCGCGGTATGAATTCCCCGGATACCGCTGATGCATTGGCCCTTTGTTTCGCGGTGCCCATTCAGGAGTATCTGGATGGTCCAGCTAATATGCCGAGGCTCACCGAGAGACGCAAGCGCCAAATACGAAATCCTTATCGCTCACTGTAAAAGTGCGCATTGATTTTCTGCTCGGGAACAGAATGCCGTCATGGAAAAAATTTTGTCGTTTAGACCAATTACGGTCGATGAGTTTTTTGGCTCGACGGAAGCGGAAAAACTGATATCGGAATATATGGCCGAGTCTGGTAATCCGTTTTTACCTAAACAGCCCAACTTAGCGTATTACCGTGCGGCAGAGGAAGCAGGTGCGTTTAAAGCGGTTGGAGCTTTTAGCTCTGATAGGATTGTGGGCTTTGGCTCGTTTGTGCTGACTGTTATCCCTCACTACTCCACGGTGACGGCATCGGTCGAGTCGATTTTTTTAACAAAAAATTTTCGAGCCGGCGCCGCTGGATTCCGACTCATCAACGCAGTTAGCCAGGCGGCTAAAGATGCTGGAGCTAACGGCATTTACTGGGGATGCAGGAGCGGTTCCCGTCTTGAAGCGCTTTTCGATCGAGTGCCGAGATTTTCTCGAATGAACTCTGTTTTTTATGAGGAGCTGAAATGACATGCGACGTGGCGATAGCGGAGATTCCCCCCACGACTGCCGAGGAGCTGGCGCAGCTCAAACCCGGTATCGAAAAAATGATGGAAGCGCCCCAGGTCGAGATAAAGACCAAAAGTTTTATTCACGCAGGGATTTATTGTCGAACGTGTATGGTGCCTAAAGGGGTTGCGCTTGCCGGAGCCTTAATCAAGATACCAACTGTAGTGACGGTATCGGGCGATGCCGCGATGACATGTGCGGGCAAGACTGTTCGCCTTAAAGGTACTCATATATTTCGGGCTTCTGCCGGGCGCAGACAGATATTTGTTGCCTATGAGGACACCGTTATTTCCATGGCCTTTGCGACAAGTGCCAAGACGCTTCTGGAGGCAGAAGCCGAGTTCACCGATGAAACCGATCTTTTAATGTCACGGGGAGAGTAAATATGAGCGGAGGAATTTCTGCGACAACAGCTTTAGCAATCAGTGCAGGCGTGGCGGCGGTGGGTACGGCCGCTTCCGTTATTTCAAGTAACAAACAGGCCAGACAGCAGAAGGCCGCGGCAAAACAAGCCGAGCGAAATAACCAGATCACGCAGGAGAAGGCAAGAGAAGATATGAGGCGTCAAAACGCGCAAGAAGCGGACGTTTCCAGTATCTACGAACAGAATCTGGATCAATCCGCATCTGGAGGCTCGACCATGCTGACCGGTGCAGAAGGTGTTGCTAACTCTGACCTGACCTTAGGTAAGGGCAACAAGCTCGGGGCCTAAAGGAGGCAGCGATGGATAAGAAAGAGCTGCGCGCTCACATCCTCCGCCGCTGGAAAAAGCTCAAGATTGAGCGCGATCCGTTTATAGACCAGTGGAAAAGTATCGCAACGCACATTCGTCCTGCCACAGGCAAGTTTCTGCTGCATGGTGCTAAGAACGAGGCACGGGAGCGATTCAATGAGATTTTTGATAACACTGCTACCGGCGCCAGCAATTTATTGTCTTCTGGTTTGATGTCCGGCCTGACTGATCCAAGTCAGCAGTGGTTCTATCTCACAACAGGAAGCCCTTCTCTTGATGAGTCTCCGGCGGTAAAACAATGGCTCGCTGACGTTGCGCAAATTATCTACATGGGGCTATCCAGAACGAACGCCTATCAGAGTCTGCATCATTTTTGGCTCGAGGTGAGTCTTTACGGCACCGCGGCGATGATGGTTCAGGAGGACGACGAACGGGGCTTCTACTGCTACCCGTTCACTATTGGCGAGTATGCCATTGCCTGCAATCAGAAAGGGATTCCCGATACGCTGTATAGGGAACTCTTAATGACGGTCTCTCAGATCGTACAGCAGTATGGATATGAGAATGTTCCACGGGGCATTAAAGCCCTTTATGATCAGAAAGAATACGACAAAGAAAAAGCGGTTATCCACGCGATTGAGCCGAGATACGACAGAGATATCACCAAGCAGGACAACAAGAACATGCCCTTTAGGGCGGTCCATATGCTAGTGGACGCGGATAGCGACGAGCATTCTATTTTGTTGGAATCCGGCTACAACGAGTTTCCTGCAATTGTCGGTCGATGGGGAGCGATCTCTACAGACGTCTACTCCTGCGAGTCTCCGGGGATGACCGCACTCGGTGATGTGCGCCAGCTCAAACACGAGCAGATGCAGAAGGGCAACGCGATTGACCTGATCGTTGATCCACCGAGACTTCTGCCAACGTCAGCTAAAGACGCAGAACTTGACTTTGCGCCGGGCGGTTTGAGCTTCGTGGATATGCCGACAAACGGCAGCCAGTCCAACAATGCAACTTCGGCAGTGGGGAATATCAATCCGATCACGGTGGATATCCAGGAAGTGCAGGCTCGTATTAAGGCGGCATTCTTTACCGACCTTTTCCTCATGCTGTCCAACCAGGCGGAGATTGCCCGCATGACCGCAACTGCCGTGGCAAGGCTGCAGGAAGAAAAGCTCATCATGCTGGGGCCCATTCTCTCACGCTTTAACAACGAGGTCTTAAACCCGTTCATCGGCCGCGTCTTCTCGATCTTCTCCCGTTCAGGCGTTTTTCCGCCGGCGCCAAAAGAGCTGCAAGGGATGGAGCTGAACATAGAGTACACATCTATGCTCGCGCGCTCACAAAAAGAAGTCCAGGCAAACACTGATATGGAAGCGGTAGCCCAGGTCTGCCAGCTGGCTCAGATTGATCCTTCAGTGCTAGACCGAATCAATCTGGATAATGCTATCAAGATTATTTTCGACAAGAAGGGCGTCAGCCCGTCGTTACTGCGCTCGGATGAAGAGGTTCAGCAGATTCAGCAGCAGAGGGCTCAGCAGCAACAGCAGATGGCGCAGCAGGAGCAGGCTCAGCAGGGCGTGGATGCGTTAAGCAAGTTGGGCAAAGTTCCCGCCGGCGGCGACACGATGGCAGGACAGGCGGTTGAAGCTATTCAAGCGGGGATGGCGCAATAAAAAAGTGCGCATTGATTTCAGCAGAGGGTTTTAAATGTCAGGAAAGATTCGCAATCCGTTTGACGAAGCTAAGTTAAACGAGGAACGAAAGGAGAGGGAGGCCCAGAAGGCAAGCTTTGAGGACGCCTTTAAAGAGTCACTCATTAAGGTCTTGGGAACTCGCGACGGGAAGATTGTGTTTAACAAACTCTTTTCAGACTGCTCCTTATTCTCTTCGTCTTTTGATACCAACGCCCTGGCGATGGCAAACAAGGAAGGAAAGAAAACGTTCGGTCTCGTAGTTCTCAGCTACGTCATGACGTATTGCCCCGAACAATACACACCGATAAGGATGATTTCGGATGAGTACAGAAAACTCTGATACCGGCTCCCAAAACACCAGTCAAGAGACGGTAACGGCTCAGTCGCAGACCGAACAGGTTTCTTCCTTGGAGCAGCAGGGGCAGTCTTCTCAGGCGGCCGCGTCACCTGAAATGGCGAAAAGCGCTGAGAAGACTGAAACTTCTCCAACTCCGCAGGCGGTAACAAACCCACTTGAGATAAGTGCTGTGGCGAACGAAGATGAAAAGTCTGAAGACGCTGAAGGGGAAGAAGCCGCAAAACAGGATGCGACGGAGAATGCGGCACCGGAAAATTATGCGGACTTTAAAGCGCCTGAAGGGGTTGAGCTTAATGGCGCGGTTGTCGATAGTTTTAAGGGCGTCGCCAAAAAGCTCAATCTGTCGCAGGAAAAAGCCCAGGCCATGATCGATGAGATCGCGCCGGTAATGGCTGCGCAGCAGGTTGAGTTTATCAAGCGGGTAAGCGGACAGTGGCTGGAGCAGGCCAAGAAGGATCCCGAGATTGGCGGCTCTAATTACGACTCATCTATCCAGCGGGCTATCAAGGTCAGAGATCGTTTCGGTCGAATGCCCGACGGAAACTATGATGCGGATGTCGCGGAACTGTTCTCGCTTCCTGTCGGTTCTCACCCCGGCTTTATCAAACTTCTGGCAAGAGTCGGTGCGGCAATCAGCGAAGATACTCCGCCCAAGGGCAAAGTATCCGGAGCAATCACACCTCAAGACATTTATGGTTAATTTGGGAGAGTAAAAATGGCAGACGCTTTCAGCGGAATGACACCCGTCACAATGGCCGAATGGCAGTCGCTCGTTCCGGACAGCGACGTGACAAAGAAAATTTTTGTCCAGACAGTTCGAGACTATCAGCCGTTCTTTGACCGCGCGACTATGGTCCGCGGCAACGACGGCCAGGGCATGAAAGGAGCACTGGCAGAAAAGTATCCGGAAGGTCAGCTCATCGGAATTAACGAAGGATGGAACGCTTCCAATCCGACAGGCCGAGCAGTACGCTATCCGTCCTGCATTGTGCGCGACCGTTCTGTAATCGGTAAGCTCCAGCTGGAGAGAATGCCGGAGAAAGACAGGGCTCCTTACCGTGCGCGTAAAGACCAGATGTTTATTCGCGGCCTAACGCGTTCTATGGTTAAGCGTGTATTCCAGGGCAATCCGGCTACAGACCCGAGAGACTGTATGGGCCTTGCGAATATTGTTTTACCGAACAGAGACGGCGGCGCCTGGAATAACTCCATTATTGACGCTGGCGGCACGGGCGATAATCTTACGTCTATTTATTTCATCCACTGGCATCCGGAAGCGATGACCCTGTTCTTCCCTGAAAACGGCGGGGCAACAGGTATTTCTGTTGAAGTCCAAAAGTCCCCGATCTATGTGCCTGATGCAAACGGCAAGATGTTCCCGGCTTATGTGACTGAGTTTGGATACGATCTGGGAGTATTCGCGGGCAATCCTGAAAATATTGTCCGCATCGTGAATGTTGATACGACTAAGATCACGACCGCTAAGGGAGCGGCAGACCTGCTTAAGCTCTTTGTTGAAGCTCGTCATCGTCTGCGCACTGATGATTTTTCAAGCGTAGGTATCTACTGTACTGACCAGGTCGGAATGATTTACGACCTTCAGCTGCTGGAAAAGACCCGCTACACGCTTGAGTACAAGACTTTTGGACAGCGCGAGGGAATGCTTTCTTTTGGCGGTATTCCGATTTATCAGTACGGGACTGACGTACTGAGTGCAAATGAATCCGCTATCACAGTTTCGTAAAAAGGAGACGTTATGATTTTCGACATCAAGATGATGTTCTTCGACAAGAAGGACGCGGCACAGGAAGCGACGTCTGTTGGGATTGACTGCGGCTCCGACTATTTGAACCCTGTCGACAGCGGTCACAAAATGGCACTTTGCGTTTCGGCATCGGGTCTTGAGGGAACGAGTCTTGCGTTCAGGCTGGAAGACTCAGCAGACAACTCTGCGTTCACTGCAGTTGCAACCTCTAAAGCCTTTACTGCGGAAGAACTAGCTGAGCCGATCGTGGTATCTCTTCCCTTCGAGCATAGACGTTATCTGCGTCTAGTCACGGTGCCGACCAGTGTGACTGCGGGTACGATCACCGCATGGCTGGGCAACGATTATAAGTTCGGTCACCTCAAAGAGGAGGAGGGCTGGAAGTTCCATTCTGAAGCCGCCGCAGAAGTGTCGACAGCAGAAGTTCAATAATCCGGTAAGCACTTGGAGGAGGCGGGCAAATACCCGCCTTTATTTATATGGCCAATCAAGTAGAAATTTGTAATGCCGCTTTGTCCCAGCTCGGTGCAGATTCCAACATCACATCTATCGATCCGCCGGACGGGACTCAATACTCTGAGCAGTGCGCCGCGTACTATCCGATGGCGCTGCGTTATCTGTTGGAGCAATTTAACTGGGGCTTTGCTCAGAGCCGATACAAGCCGCCAAAATATGTTGAGCTAGATCGAACGCAGTATCCATGGCGGTATGGATACTCACTGCCGAGCGACTGCATGTGCGTCGTGGGTCTCTACGGCATAGGCGGTCAGCCATGGCAGGGTACGCTCCCTTACGAAGTCGAATATAGGGAAGCGGAAGACACACTGTTTTTACTTACGGACGTTAAAGACGCGGTGATCGTTTACACGAAATACATGGACAACCCCCAAAGGTTTCCAATGTATTTTACGGAGGCTTTGATAATGCAGCTTGCCGTATATCTGGCAGGCGCTTTGGTGAAAAATCAGAACGCCGACAAATATATTAAGTATGCGGCCGAGGCCTTAAGTCGGGCAAAAATGCTTGACGCCAAAAAGAGTGCCCATCAGCATCCCAAGTATTTAGCGGCTCAGCTCAGGGCGAGGTTTGTCTAATGGCAGTACGAATCTTTAGAAATTCTTTCGGCGGCGGCGAAATCTCGAACACTATGTATGCCCGAGTTGATGATGCCAAAAATCAAACGGGCCTTGCGAAATGCAAGAACTTTATTGTCGAACCTCAGGGTCCTGTATTCAGAAGGCCAGGGTTCGAATATGTTGCGCATACGAAATATGCGAATCGAAAATGCCGTCTGATACCGTTTCTTTTTTCGCTTGATCAGACAATGGTCTTGGAGGTAGGGCATCAGTACATTCGTTTTCATACTAATAAACAGACACTGATGAACGGGAATGCTCCGTACGAATTAGCGACACCGTATAACGAGGCTGATCTTTTCGAGCTGGACTTTGTGCAAAGCATCGACGTTATCACAATAGTTCACATGAACTATCCGCCCAGAACCCTCAAGCGTTATGGAGCTACGGACTGGCGATTGGAGAGTATCGCATTTAATACTGTACTTTCACCGCCCAGCGGACTGACTGTTGAGCAAACGATCGGGCCGGACGTTGAGGACAATAATAAAAACCTGTTCAAGCGTCGCTATGGCGTTACCTCTTTAAATGCGGATGCATCGGAGGAGAGTGTGTTGTCTGCGACGGTTGAGATCGACTGCAACCCCTTTGCTGACGGTGCGTACAACACTATCCGATGGAGCGCGGCGCCTGGAGCGTCTATATACCGTGTCTACCGCAATGTCGGCGGCGTCTACAGCTATATTGGCCAGACTGCTGAGACATCCATCATCGATGATGCGATATCGCCTGACTCCAGCATAACGCCTCCTAGATACGATGCGGAGATCGTATCGGGCAATCCGGGTACCGTAACTTATTTTGATCAGCGAAAGGTTTTCGCGGGAACACGGAATAAGCCTCAGAATATTTGGATGACGGCAACCGGTAGCGAAAACTCAATGGCGTACCACCTCCCCCTCCAGTCCACAGACAGAATTTCTGCGCGGGTGTATGCCCGTGACGTCAATCGAATTCGTCATCTTGTGCCGCTTTCTCGATTGGTTCTGCTGACGGCTTCAGGCTGCTGGGTGGTCGGAACGACGGATACCGATGCGCTGACGCCTGAATCAATCAGCTTTAAGAATCAAAGCGCAGAGGGGGCCAGCGCAGTTAACCCAGTGGCAGTTAATTCAGCATGTGTATACGCGGCCGCCCGTGGAGGCCACCTGAGAGAACTCGGGTTCTCGTACGAACGAGGAGGGTTTATCTCGGGCGATCTTTGCTTACGAGCTCCCCACTTGTTTGACCATAAAGAAGTGGTTGATCTGGCTTACTCCAAGGCGCCCAATCCTATTATTTGGTCTGTATCGAGTGATGGGGTTTTAGTTGCGTTCACCTATATACCGGAACAGCAAATCGGCGCGTTTTCCACGATAGAAACGCGCGGAGCTTTCGAGTCCGTAACAGTAGTTTCAGAGGGTTATGAGGATATCCCGTATGTGGTGACGCGACGCACAGTTAACGGTCGGGAAATCAGATTTATCGAGCGAATGCACGAAGTGCAGACTGTATCGAAGAGTGAATCCTGTTATGTTGACTGCGCAGGGTTTTATAACGGCGCGCCAACTAGAGTAGTTTCGGGACTTAACTGGCTGGAAGGCGAGACGGTATCCATACTTGCGGACGGTTATGTAGTACCGGATCAGCGAGTGGTAGACGGAAAAATCACACTGGAATATGAGGCCTCACAGGTTTATGTCGGGCTCCAGTATGACTCGGATATGGTGACGCTGCCTATTCACTTGCAGCTAAACGACATGTCTTATGGAACCTCGCACCGCAAGAATGTTACGGAAGTCACCATTCGCCTGAATGAATCTTCGGGGGTGGCGGCGGGTTCATCGTTCGATAAGTTGTATCAGATGCCTCCGAGAGCCACTGAGTCACCGGGTTATCCTCCGAATCTTCGATCAGGAATTTACGACTTGCAGATTAAGCCTAAATGGAGTGATGAGGGGCAGGTTTATATCCGCCAATCGCTCCCCCTCCCGCTCCGCATAACCTCCATTACAACGACAGTGGAAATCAGCTGATCCGAATAGTGCGCATTGACGAAAGAGACAGCGTCATCATAAGCGCACTACTCGGAGGTTTTATGTCTATTGGTTTAACGGCTTCGATGATTGGGTCGGGAATATCAGCCGGGATCTCCGCTGTCGGCTCGATTTTCACAACAAAGTACAACAACGCTATTGCCAAGGCGCAGGAGAACATTGCAAAAGAGAACGCAAAGACAATGGAACTTCAGGCGCAGTACACGCTTTTTGCGGCGGAGACGAAAGTCCAGCACGAGACTATGCAGGCTGGACAAGTAAAAGCTCGCCAAAAAGCCGCGCTTGCCGCAAACGGCGTGGCGATAGGCTCAGGAAGCGCCGCGCAGATCACCGCCTCTACCGACATTATTAAGACGATCAATAAGAACCGCATTGTTACAGAAGCTCATGCCCAAGCATGGGGGTATCGGCAGAAAGCCACAGACTTTACAAATCAGGCCTTGATGTACGGCGCAAAAAAGCAAAGCGCAGGGATGAATTTTCTGACAACAGCTTTGAACGGAGCCTCGCAGGTCGCGGCGACCTACGCCTTTGGCAAGCTCGCGGAAGGCACAGGGCAAAAAGGAAACAAGCAGGATTCTCTCAAGGTCGATGCGATTAGCGGCGCCGACCCTGGTTTAAAGATTGACGCAATCTCATCGGCGGACCCGGGACTGCGCATCGAAGGAGGTTCTTCATCCGGCGCCACCTCGTCCGTTCCGATCTTTTCACCTTTATATGCAAATCCTCTTTCGATCAACAACCGGGTTTCGATTTTAGGTAGATAAATATGCAAGTTCCCGTTTATCAAAACAACACGCCCAATCCTTTGAGCGAGCAGGGTTTTGCGCGCCCAGGAGAAAATATTCAGCCGACGTTCGATTATGAACACGCGATGGAGAAAGCGATTCAGCCGTTACGGCAGGGCATAGACCTTAGCGTCAAGTTCGCAGAGAAGATGCAGGCCCAGCAGGTCAAGGCGCAAACGGACGAAGCGCTGAACTCCCTGGATGAGGAATTGAGAAACCTTCAGTTCAATCCTGACAGCGGCTTCTACAGTATGAAAGGCAAGACTGCAGTCGAAGGATACGATGCAACGCGAGAAGCGATGAACAAGGCGTATCAAAGCCACCTGGACAAGATTGAGGATCCTCTTGCTAAGGAAGCGTTCTCTTCTGTCGCAATGCAGAAGTTAGGTTCTTACGACCAATCCATGCAGAGATACCGACTGCGTGAGAACGCGACCTATAAAGCAGAGGTTTCGGATGCTCGGGCCAAGTCGCTTATCGATGATTTTGCCTTTGCCAATTTTGGCCCAGACGCCGATCGCACGATGGCAAGCCTCATGGCTGAAGTGGATTATCAGGCAAAGATCGGGGGCAAGAGCGCAGAGTGGGCGGCAAAGCAGAAGGATAACTATGCGGGGCTCGCTTATGCCTCTGCGTATCAGCAGATGGCAGTCGAAGATCCGTATGGAGCGGTGAAGCATTTCTTTGAGTCAGGGTCGCAAAGAATGAGCCCGGACGTCTCCCGCAAAACCTATGCGATGTTGCGAGAGCGCGTCTGGCCTCAGCTGCAGGATATAGTGTACTCAATGGGCGGTCCAGAGGCCATCGGTCTGACGCAGGGTGCCGCCGCCCGAGCCGTGGGGAAAGCAGAAGTACGAATTTCCAGCGCTCAGCAGGGCTTGGGCATCCCTCCCAAAGTCTCCGACAAAGTGCTTAACACGATCGGGTATAAATTCTGCAACCCGCTTAATATCAAAGTGTTCGGCAACAACTGGAGCGGCATGGTAGGTCAAGATGCACGCGGTCATGCTATTTTTGAGACCCCTCAGGACGGTATTTGCGCGGCCGCTAAGATTCTCAAGACCTATTCCTCCAAGTACGGCATCAATACCGTGGACAGTATTGTCGACCGATTCTGCGCTGCGAGCGACGGCGTGACCCGCGCCTATATCAGCAATGTCTGCAAGGCCATGGGCGTTAATCCCGGAGAGGCCCTTGACGTCAAAGATCCTCAGGTCATGACTAAACTCATCAGCGCGATGATGCGGCAAGAAATCGGAGCGGTCGCGTACTCGCAGGAAACGATTACGGCCGGAGTCCATAAGGCGCTGGGAATTGATCTTAACGATTTCTCCGACAAATTTAATACTCAGCTTACAGAGGACGAAGAAAAGCAGTATCAGGCATGGGCAAAGAAGATCGGTCATGAGCGCGATGTGTACGACTACGATCTTCGAGGCGCATGGAAGGCAGGTGCGGTACAGGCAGAAAACGGTCACTTCCCTGATACATTTAAAAAGCCTAATCATCCGACCTTTAGTGTCGAGAGCAAGTACCACGACGGAAAGAAGTATGTCGGCGGTCACTGGGTGGTAGAGAACGCACAAAACATTTTTATCGGTCCCAACGGAGAGCGCCGTGACGATAACGGGAAACTTCTGTCTCAAAAGTCTGATGCTCTCCGTCTGACGTCAAAAGATATAGCCTTCAACCCGAACACAAAGACAGGTGACCCGGTTATTGATGCTTTACCGCTTCCGGACAAAATCAGACTCTTCCGCGCCTCCAGACAGCGCAGAGGACGGCAGGACCAGCAGAATAAAGTTGAGTTAAAGCGGGCCGTTGATAACGTTCTTTCACGGGCCATTAACACGGGAGAAGTCGCTGAGCTTCCGGACGTTGCGGACTTTATCAGCGTCTACGGTCAGGCAGAGGGCGTTCGCATGCATTCAGAAGTGGAGAAGCAGGCCCAGCTCAATGCGACTATGCACTCGATGCCCGCCATGTCCGTAGCCGAGATGGAGGCGACAAGCAAAGCACTCATGCCTCAAAAGGACGATCCGGAATACGCAGTGCGGATGGAGCAGAAAGCCACTTGGGATAAAGCGGCTGAAAAGGTAAGGGCTGAGCGCTCTAAAGACCCTATGCGGTTTGCCATCGAAGGGATTCCTGAGCTTGGCTTCAAACCGATCCAGGACTGGACGAATCAAACACTGGCAATTGGTGAGCTTCGCAACCGGGTCGCAAGCTACAAGGATGTAGGTAAGCGTTTTGCTACAGAGCCGCGCATGCTCACAAAAACGGAGGCGGCAGCGCTTTGTCAGACTTTTTCCTCCCTGGACGAAGCGCATCAGGCAGAGTTTGCTCAGAAGCTGTCAGACACAATATTTGACCCTGTTAGCGGAAGCAGCGACGCGCTGGCGGCTATCGCCAATGATGTGGGCAAGGATCACCGTTTACTCTCGATTGCTTTAGGCGTGGCCTCTACCGCAAAGGGCCGTGAAAATAACGGGGCGCTGCGCCAAATCAAGGGTAGTTATTACCGAAAAAATAAGATCAATGATGCAGACAAGGACGAGGTGGAGATCAGAAAGAAGCTTGACGGAGTTCTGCCGATTCCTGCGGGAAGTCCGGAGTATGAAGACCTTATTACAGCGGCATTAAATGATCACGCTTATGCGCTTCAGGTTGGGGGATCGAGTAGTCCTGATGACGCGATTGAAAACGTTATTGGCGTTGTCGAAGAGCATAACGGCGAGAAGATCATTTTGCCAAGCCGCTTGTCTCAGGCAAGTAAGAACCTGATGACCTTTACCAGACTCGGTTCTTTTGAAGACGTTCTACAGGACTACAGCCAGGACTATCAGAAGAGCGGCAAAAGACTCGTATATCGGAATCAAGTGATATCTCCGGAGCAATCTGCCAGGCTCATTAACACAGCACCTTTGCAGTGGATAGGCGACGGGGTTTATTTCATACGTGATGGCCTGCGCTATGTCACGGATGAGAAGGGTGAACCTTTCCGCATGGACCTAAACGACATCATTACTAGAAGGAGTAAATAATGAGCTGGATTAATCGTTTCGGTCTTACCAACGAAGAGGCCAAAGTTATCAACCAATACAGCGCGCCTGACCAGACAGGAGAGGCGCTAAAACCTGGTCTATTTGAAGGCGTGGGTTCTGCCATGGTTCAGTCGCTCGGGATGCAGTTCGAGGCGTCTCAGTCAAGTTTGAGCGAGGCACTGGCGATTAGAGTTGAGGACAGCGATTATGATCTGCAGCAGGAGGACCCGTTTGCTCCGGAGTTGGATTACAACAAAGACTCGGTTGTTAATCGATTACGACAGGATGCTAAGGAAGCGCGCCTGAAAATCAAGAATGATTACACGCCGAATCCAGAGACGACCGGAGCCGCCTCAATGGTTTTATACGGCTTAACCGGCTCATTGGCTAAGGGTATTGGCTACTCGATCGCCGCAGGCGGCAATCCGATTTTAGGCGGAGTGATGTTCGGAGCTGATCTCGGTCGATATGAAAAAGACAAGCTTCAGGATAAAGGCGTTGACTCAGAAACAGCGACAAAAGCGGGGCTGATTACCGGTGTTACTAATGCTGTCGGCATGGCATTGCCCGCCTCTGTAGGTACGAGTTACCTGAAGTCTGCGGCCTTTGGAGGATTGGTAAATCCTGCGACCGATATCACAGAGCAGTCTGCGATTAAGTTTGTTCTTGACCACGCGGACTACTCTGTCATCTCCAAAGAGTATGACCCGTTTGACCCTGTCAATTTGACGACTTCAAGCCTGATGGGTGTCGGTTTCGGCTTATTGGGGGCAAGAGGAGCTCGGGTTAGGGCCGCAAGAGAATCGGCCGATGACTCTGTCACAACCTCTGCTGCGCCGGATCAGCCGACTTCTCGAATGAACAAGACCGTCCTTGAGTCTATCCAGAATCGAGATCGAAGCGGAAAGGAAAGCCGACTGCAGATGCAGCAGATTGCTCAGGCTCCAGACTTTAATCGTCTGCGCAACGGCTCAACCCTCGGAGAGGGCACTCCGGTGATCGCTTATCTTTCAGAGGATTCTTCCGCGATCATGGGTAAGAAAGTGGTTGTATCGGATACTAATGGCGGTCGGACGACCATGCGTTATGCCCTGGTTGAAGCAAGTGAAGTGATGACCTCCAACTCGGCTGACGGCAGCTTGAACGCGGACTTTACGAACCCCGAAGTGGCGGGCGCCAGAGCGATCGCGGGCAACGGCCGAATCGCCGGACTGCAGGCGGCGTATCAAAGCGTGAAGGCGACGCAGTACAGAGCGGAACTTACTCAAGCCTCCAAGGAGTTCGGCATCAGCCGTCGGGCGGTAAAAAAGATGCGGGAGCCGGTCCTTGTTAGAGTCATGGAAGATGCGGACGTTAAAGAAGGCGTGGGAGAGTTATCCAACCGCACCGGCACTCTTAAGCTCAATCCGGCAGAACAGGCGGCTCAGGACGCGAGAAACGTTCGATTGGATGAGGTTGAATTTACGGCTGACAATGAGATTACCACGAAATCGATGGATGAGTTTGTACGTCGTACGCCCGATAAAGAGGGTCTGATCGACGCTAACGGCAACGTGATCTATGACAACGTGCGTCGGCGAATGAAGCCGGCGATTCTTGCGGCAGCCTTCCCCGACACTCGCATCATTAATCGCTTTATCTCAGATGACCCGAAAGATAGGCAGATCATGAGCCTGCTGCAGGCGGTGTCGCCTGAAGTCATGAGACTGAAGAGGATCGGCGGCGAATTTGATTTCACAGGAGACCTTCTGGAAGCAGTCGCTGATTACATTCAGACTAAGCAGGAAGCTAAGAAGATCAACGGTAAAGATGTTGAAGGCGAGCTTACAAGTTCATTGTTTGAGGGAAGCGCGGTACAAAGCTGGTTCAAAGATATCCTTTTGTCAAAGAACCCGGAGAGACTTAAAGATGTTCTGACGCGGCTCCGCGAAGTGGCCGATCAGGAGAGCGGCGGTGAAGGGTTCTTCGGTTCCGTCAGCAGAGAAGATGTGTTCAACCAGGTTAAGAGCGAGTTCGGCGCCTTTGATAGAGCGGTGGAGTCGATTACACCCAGCGCGGTGGACGCCGCGATGGAATTAAGGATGGCTGATGTGATTGAAGGGGATCAGCCCTCCGGCATGAACGGCGATATCAACAAATCGATCGCTGATGAGAAGCTTGCAAGGGAACAGCTCGACAACGGAGAGAAGGTGAACGTGTCAGGAGAGGGCGTTGACCCTGTCGCTTTCGGCAGACAACTCGCAGACTTCAGAGATACTGTTTTCAAAAACCTGCTCGGCATCGGTTTTAAAGAAAAACTTGCGGCGTACTCGGCTGATATCCACGAGGCATTTTTTAGAACTCTCTCTGACCGTCTCGGAGTCAATGCCGAAGAGGTGGTGAAGAGGTATGAGCTTAGAGTAAGGAAGGGCGATAAGCCCAATTTCGACGAAGGCTATGCGTCAATGGGTCCTCAGGAAAAACTTGATCTTTTGAATCGATCCCGTAAGTTCGATAAGCAGCTGGAGCAATGGGAGCAAGGGAAGGGACCTGTCGTGTTTGACCTAGGGAAACCTTCGTGGGTGCTTCAGATTTTTGGTACGGCCTCAGGAAAGAGTTTAACAGCGGACAGGAGACAATTTGTACATGTTCAATTCGCAAAAGGATTAAGGGCGAAGATAGGAAGAAATACGTACGACGGGAAACACGGCTTGACTAGCCGAGAACTGCGCGGGTTACTTACGGCAATTCAGCAGCCTTTAGCCGTTTTCGAGTCCGCTAAAAGTTCTAAGCGCACACGGTCTCTTGTTCTTCTTACGGAGCTGAAGAGACAAACTCCGAATGGAGAAAAGGATATCGTTGTACCTATTCGTTTGAAGGTTACAAAAAAAGGAGTTGAAGTAGATCTGAACGAAATTAAGTCGGTCTACGAAAAGGAGGCATTCGGGCCAGACTGGTTCCAAAACGGAAGATTACTCGGGTACGAAAAAACGAAAGGGCTAGAAGCTGTGCAGCAACATCTTAGGTCCTTTTCCTCAATTGCTGATTCTTCTAACCCAGCAGGCCGCGGTACCGCTACCGCCCCCGTCGTTCACGGTGCGATTGTATATCGAAACGATACGTCAGTGCAAGACCTATACCAGTCCGCGACTTCATCAGACCGTCTCGGAGTCAATGCCGAAGAGATGGTGAAGAGATATGGGTTTAGTGTCCGCAAAGGCCCGAAAAAAACCGCCGAAGGCTTTTTCCAATCGCTTGTATCTCGTCAGAAAGAAAGGCTGAACTCATGGTTAGAGCCATCAGAACTGGAGGCCGCTAAGGGCAAAACACGCAGCGAAATTGAGACTATTTTCGGAACAGAGCTAGAAGATATCGCAACGGTCCCGGAAGCATATTTAAAGGCTATTTTTGGGGAAGGAATCACGGACCCTCGAGTTTATACGTCCAAGGCCTATTTCGTGGACCATGTTGTAAACCATCATGCGGCCGACGTTTTTGCTGCTGATTATCATGAGATTCAGAGCATCCTCAATAATCCGGATGAAGTTATTAGAGACACGCGAATTAACGAAAAAGGGGTGAAGAGAAACGGTGTAATTTTTACTAAGCGGATAGGAAGAACTTATTTACTTGCGATTAACCTAGAAGAAACAGAATCGGGAAGACTCCAGCTTTATAAGTCCTTATCTAAAACAAAAAGAAAACCCTATCCAAAAATGGAAAGGGTTACCTTGCCCGTGTACGCCCCTCCTGGAAGCCCAGGACTGTCCCACGATACAGTCGTATCCAATATTGGATACCCGGCGGCAGGCGACAACTTTTCCGCTCTTGGCAAGGATTCCAGTATAAAAGATTCTTCCAGCAAGAACAATAGCTCTATCGGGGGAGATGATGGAAATGGCGGTGCGGAAGTGCTCTTTCAGAGTACGGTGAAATCCGATGAAAGCTTTAGACCTGACGAAGCGCTTATCGACAATGCGAAGGAAACTTTCGGAATTACTGGCGATATCCGAGAAGCTGGCTACGTACTGCCTGACGGAACGATGCTCGACTTCTCCGGACGTCACTGGGGCCTAGACGACTTTGAAGCAAGAGGACAGCGACAGGTTGACCATATCGATATCGGTGAAACAGACGGAATCAAGGACACTACCGGAAACGAAATGTATGACTTCATGGCGCAGACAGGTGCGATGCGTGTCAGCATGGCTGACGGTAACAGCGTTGCTTCGATCGCCCGAGAACCTACGGCCCAGCAGTTGGCTGTATTGGGAAGAGCTACAAACCGGAAATATCTGGCGCTCTCCTTTAACACGCCCGACGGCCGTATCGTGTCGGATATCGAGTTTGACAGCGCGTCTCTTGGCAAGATAGAGAGGTTCCTAGACGAAGCCCGCGCGAGGTACGAACGAGGTGAGGTAAGCGGGGCCTATGCCCAGGACGCCCGCGGCATGTACACGCCCGCTGAGCGAATGATTACCTTGTTCGGTACCGCTGATGAATCGACTTTTATCCATGAGTCCGGTCATTATTTCCTGGACATTATGACTGATGTTGCAGGGCGCTCAGATGCGCCGGAACAGGTTCGGGCCGATATCCAGACGCTTATGGATTGGTTTGGAGTTAAGGACCTGGATGAATGGAACAGTTTGTCTCTGGACGAAAAGAGACAATTTCATGAGCAGTTTGCGCGAGGCTTCGAACAATACTTGAGAGACGGAGAGGCGCCTTCCTCCAAGCTCGCAGAGATTTTTAAGCAGTTCAAAGATTGGCTGATCTCGATCTACAAATCCTCTAAAGAGTTGGATGTGGAGCTTACCGATGAGGTCCGCGGTGTTTACGACAGGATGCTTGCGACAGGCAGAGAGATTGAGGCCAAGCGCGAGGCTGATACTCCTAGTCTCTTTGGCGAAGAGGTGACTCAAGCGGCCCAAGAACTTGTTAATTCTCCGAATCTTCCGGATGAAACCAGAGCCGTGATTAGAGACGGTTTAGATGCAATGGGAATCAAGACGGAACCGCCGAAAGGGCAGGATCCGCTGTACGGTGTTATGAGCGACGAAGAGTTTGTACAAAACCGGTTCAACCTGGCTATGGAAAAGTACGGAGATATGACCATACTCGATGAGAACAACAACGAGATTTCCATGCGTGAATACGTGGCTGAACAGGTGGCCGCGGCCGAGCGCATGGAGAACGACGCTAATGGAATTTCACGCGCTGCGCTTTGTATGTTTGGAAACAACGCCTTCGACTGAGGAAAGATCAAATGGCAAAAGGATTAAAGAAAGAGTGCTTGAATGCAGTAAGTCAGGTTATCGGAAGAAACCTAACAGAAAAAGAGGGCGAGGATATTGTTCTGAATATCAAGAGCAAGGTACTTCAGATTCGTAAGACCGAGCCGAATTTAACCAAGGGCCAATACGTGGCGAAGGCGGCTGAGCTCGTCGCAGAGGACATGAAGCGCGAGGCGGCTCGAATGAAAGCTAATGCTCAGCGCAAAGTCAGTGCAATTGCAAAAATGCAGAACTATACGGCTGACATGAGAGGTAAAGGGCTGAGCGCGAATGCGGCCGCAGAGCGCTTTCTGGACATGGTGGACAAGCACGCAGTGGGCGTAGCAAAGGAATACGCCTCTCAGCTAGTAGCTACTCTGGAGGCTGTTCACCCAAGGTTCTTCGGCATGATCGAGAACGACAGTGCAGTGGCGGGATTGCTTGCGGAAATTTCTGGTGTAGACACTGGGAACGCTGAGTTAAAAAGGGCCGCTCAGGCGTGGATTCAATGCACCGATGGGCTGCGCGAACGTTACAACCGAGCGGGCGGCGATATTAAGTCTCGCGAGGACTGGATCATGCCGCAGACACATAACCAGGGGAAGGTGATCAATGCGGCTCGGGTTCTTGCTGAGAAAACCCCGGTCAGCACGACAGGGCGGATGGCCGCCCGAGCTGCGAGCACAGTGAATAGATTTAAAAAGCACGACGCCATGGCTAATAGGGAGGCATGGGTTGAATTTGTATTTGCCCGACTGGATAAGAGTCAGTACCTCGACGACAATCTCAAACAGATGTCGGACCCGCAAATTAAAAATGTTCTTCGCGAGGCGTACCTTTCTATTACAGAAAACGGAGATCAAGGCAAAAAGCTCAGTGATGCAAAGGCGGGCCAGGGAAAAGCGAAAGCGAATCAGCGGCAGGAGCATCGATCGATCCATTTTAAAGACCATACAGCGAGGATTGAGTACAACAGGATGTTTGGACAGGATCCGTCGATTTTAGGAACAATGCTGTCCCACGTGAGCTCAATGGCTCGAGACATTACTTTACTGGAGGAAATGGGGCCAAACCCTACAGGCACCTTCAATACGCTTGTGAGATCGGCTGAAATTTTGAACAACCAGTCCAATAACATTGTGGGGCACACGGTCCCAACAGATCACCTCATGCTCAATGCAATGTGGACAAACTTAAATGGCAGCCGGGGCCTCAAGCATGAAACCTTTGCCGCCATCATGCAGGGCGCCCGTAATCTGCAGGTAGCGGGTAAACTCGGCGGCGCCTTTTTGACTAGTTTGTCGGATATCGGGACGTACTTCCACATGTGCAGAGTCAATAAAATGCCTTTTGCCCAGAGCGCGATGTTTTTGCTTAAATCCCTAAATCCGGCGGATAAAAGCGACGTGGCTTTTGCGGCTCAGGCCGGTGTTATCGGAGATGTTTTCAACTCGGCGGCCAACCGTTTTGTAACGGATAACATGTCCAACGGCATTACGTCAAAACTTGCTGACGTCACTATGCGTGTCTCTTTTCTCGCGCGATGGACAGACGGCATACGCAGAGGTGCTGCGCTCACTGCTATGGCCTTCTATACGAATGCGCGTAAGTACGATTGGAATACCTGCGATGGCTGGCTAAGGGAACGACTTGAGAATTTCGGCCTGGATGAGACATTCTGGAAAGTCATACAGAAAGCTCCAGCTGAAAAATTCGGGAATGCGGAGTTTGTTACCAAGAACAGTATTCTCAATATTTCAGACGCGGACCTTTCGGCGCTTGGAATCTCACGGCACGCGCTTCAACGGTACGCATCAAATTACCTAGCTTTCGTTTTTGACGATGCGCATATGGCATCTCTGCAGCCTGACTTATATACGCGGGCGATATCCAATTGGGGCCTAGCACGGGGCACAATCCTGGGAGAGGCATGGCAAAGTTTTTTCCTATTTAAATCTTTCCCGACGGCGATGCTGACCCGCCACATTCAGAGATCCGGGGATTTGTACAGATACAAGAAGCGAACGGACGGTACCATGAATGCAGTGTGGTCGCGAACAAGTTATTACGGTACGCTGATAGTAGGTACGACGATGATAGCTGCGGTCTCCAATATGTTTAAGGACTTAGCCAACGGATCAGATATTCAGGACCCCTGGACCACGGACAACTGGAAGAGGGCCTTCACAAGCGGAGGCGGCGCGGGTTACGTCGGCGATATTCTTGTGTCCGCCCTTGATGACTACAAATACGGGCATCCTGCTATTTTCAATGCGGTTGGTCCTGTATTCTCATCCGCAGCGGATGCCTACGTAATCTACGATAAGTACAAGGACGACAAGGACGTTGGCGCAAACGTCATCCGTTTCGCTAAAAGCAACATCCCGCTTGTAAATGTCTGGTATACGAAGCAGCTTATCAACCATGCGATCTTCAACCAGCTTCAGGAAATGTCAAACCCCGGCTATCACAGACGTATGGAACGTAAAGCTATGAGGACCCGAGGAACAGGCAATTGGTGGGCGCCAACAAGCATGACGCCTGGGCGTCTCCCAAGAGTGGCTAAGTCGAAGGACCGTTGGGAATTTATGAAATAGTGCGCATTGACTCTTTCCGGACACTTATATTTTTTCTCAACTCGAGGATAGATATATGGTTCCTGAAAGTATTCGCAAAGCGGGCCCGTTTCATGGCGCAGGGCAAACACAGTTTGATTTTGATTTCTACATGATCAGCCCCGATGACGTTGTTGTTATTGTGGCTGATGCCGATGACAACGAATCGACGCTGGCAAAAGAAAAATACACCTGCGCTTTATATCCGGATCAAAATACGACGCCGGGCGGGAGAGTTACTCTAAAGACCACATTAGCTGTCGGGCAGAAACTCGCTATCTGCAGCGGGGTTCCTAACACCCAAAACTTGAATTTAACGATGTACGGGAACTTTAACCCTACGTCCATAAACAAGGAAGAGGACCGCCGCGTCATCCAGATTCAGCAGATAGCCGAGCAAATGCGGCGGTGTCTGATCGTCCCCATTACTTCGGCGAAAACTCCTCAGCAGGTTCTCAGCGAGGTACTCGAGATTGCCGCAACAGCCAACGAGTACGCCCAACAGGCTAAAGAGATTTACGAGTCTGTAAAAGACGACGTGGCTGAAATTAAGGCCCTGAAAAATCAGATCGATGGGCTTGTCATCACGTTCAAAACGATCGAGCAGTTGGCAGCTCAGGTGCAGGAAAACGCCCATTCGACACATGACGACCGGCTGGCGTGCATCCAGCTTTTGCAGCAGGTGCAGGCGATCGCTTCTGAAACAGGATTCTCGTTTCGCACCAGTCCAACAGTGACGGCGGCGGATACTTTCCCGCTTTCTAATCTGACGCCGTCTGCTTATGCCAAAGCGGGGGACATGGTATTGAATACGTCCACAGGCGATGTGTTCCAGATCACGGCCATTACCGGTTCGACAGCCACAGTCGGAACTCGGGTGACGAACCTTCGGGGTCCTCGAGGCGAGAAAGGTGAGCAGGGCGAGCCGGGTCCTGCCGGCAGTCCGGGTCCTATGGGCCCTATGGGGCAGAGCCCGTTTGCGACTTGTTTCGGACAGTTTCAGGTCAGCGAGCGGGGAATGCTCCAGCTCGAATACGTGGGCGTGGCGCCAGCGGATTTTTCTATCAACGACAACGGACAAATTGAGGTGACTTATGCCGACACTTAACATCGGTAAAGTGAGATACGTGTGGCGGGGCACATGGGACCGCACCGCTTCATACGATATTCTCGATCGAGTGAGGGACGACGCAGGGTTTGTCTTCGAGGCAATCAAAGCGGTCCCCGCAGGTGTGGTTCTCACAAATGAAAACTATTGGATAAAACTTTCCGTTCAAGGCCCGCAGGGCGACAAGGGCGATACAGGAAACGAAGGGCCTAAGGGGGACACCGGAGAAGCGCCGACGGCGATTCTGTATACGCCTCAGGAAAATTTAACCGACGAACAGAAGGGACAGGCGCGTGCGAACATTGGCTGGGACAGAGGTTTTACTGCTTCCTTTGCACCGGCGGCTGACGCCTATCTCGTACCGATTCTTGAGGAGCTAATCCTAGAAAACGGCGGAACGCAGCAGGAAATTGATGACATTAAAAACTCAGAAGCGAGCGGATCATGAAAACATTAGATGAAGTTAAACAGGAGTATTTACAACGGGCGTTAGAGCGTCCTATAGAGGCGTACAGCATTCGAAATGCAAACGGTCAAGTGGTTGCACGCTCAACGATTAGACAGCATCACGCGTTTACGAGCGCGCAAGACGAAGCCTATGCTGCTCAACACTACACGCTTTCAGAACATTTTAAAAATCAGGCAGGAAACGTCATTAATTACTATTGGATGGAGCCAAGCGAGAAAGGCTTGTTTCAAAGTTCCGACGGACAATTTTATAAATCTTCTGAGCTTCCGGAGAATGACGATACTTTTGTGAAACGTCGTTACGCTGACACAATGAGAGCAGAGCGAAACGCCAGAATTTCCGATACCGATAACTATATCCGTTTACCGGATATGACGGTTCAAAGCGAGTCTAGAGCCAAACGTATGGCGTTAACTGACTCAGACAGGGAAGAACTTAAAGATTATCGACAACAGCTCAGGGACCTGACAGACCAAGCGGATTTTCCGTTTGTCGAATGGCCTGACTTTCCCGTCGCACTGGCGTATGAACTTCAGCAAAAGGTAAATGCACGGAACAACGGAATCAATTGATTATTAGAAAAGTTTTACAAAACTAAGGCCCGGGCATTTTAGCTTGGGCTGGGAGTCAAAATGCTAAAGAAATTAATACAAAAATTGCTGGATAGTAGGACGACAAAGGCAGAAGCTGCAAACGCTTCTATCCCCCTTTACTCGGAAACTTCGCAACGTGTCCAAGAGACAAAAAAAGATGATAGTTTATCTGCGATAGCCCCCTATGATTGCTTCGTTACAGTGAACGCTAAGGGTGCTCAGACATCTTCCTCCGGGCAATGTGGAGTTGGTATCAAAGTGAACGGAATCAATATCAATCGGTCTAACATGCATTTTATATCCGGTTCTGTATGGTTTGACAGAGGAGCGTTCGTAAAGAAGGGGGATACAGTAACTGCATCTTTTGTCCCTTGGAGTGAGAACATTGATGGAACCCAATTCACCGTACAATTTCATAAGCTAATCGGGGATCATTCAGATCGGAA